GTCTGGGACCCGCTGTGTACCATTCCCACGCATTTTCAAAACCACTGGCCGACATCGCCGTCTGCTCCGAGTGAGGATCGTCAATAATAATTAAATCTCCACCACGGCCCGCCAAGTTCGAACCCACACCCACCGCATAGTACATTCCACCAGATTTCGTGTCCCACCGACCAGATGCCTTACTGTCCACAGATAACTGAGTCCCTTCAAAAACATCACGATATTCGTCAGTCTCCAGAAGATTTTTGACTTTTCGACCAAAATTAACCGCCAATTCGGTCGTATGCGTTGCTTGAATGATCTTCATCGACGGATCACGGCCTATCATCCACGCAGGAAAGAGAAAAGATGCAAATTCACTCTTCGTGTGCCGCGGAGGCATGTTGATGATCAAACGCTTTAACTTGCCCGTCGCAATTTCTTCAAGCTTCTCGGCAATAATGTGATGGTGCCTTCCAGCAATGAAACCGGGCCACATACTACGGACAAATGGAATAAATTCTTTTTGACAAGTTTCAAGCTTCTCTAGCTGCTTTAAACGCAGTTCTAAGCGAAGTTGTTGAGTATCGTCCGGAGTTTCAAGACTAAGGCTCAAAGGGGTCCCTAAACACTTTTTAGGGGCTAAGAATAGCACTTTTTTTAATCAGTGAAAGCTGTTTGATTCTTTATGTGATTGTTTGCGGAAAACCTGCACCTTTACACGTTCCCCAGCCAGCGCGGCGCGGCGCTCGGATCGCGGCCGCCGGGTCGAGTTTCCCGGCGCTTGGATTAGCCTCGATTGTCCGGGGGACCCGGTGCGGTTCCGGCTGCGGCTGCGGCTGCGGATCGGATCGCGGTCGGGGGATCGCGGATCGCGGATCGAATCGCTGGGACATATTTTGTCATTCTGGGAAGCTCCGCCCTGGTGCTTAAATTTTGGAAGTGAAAAAAATGACTTCCACGAAACGAAAAAATGACTTCCACCACGGGCCGCGGGTCACGGTTCGAACCGCCCAGTTCCCAAACCACAAACCGCGGTACGTTTGGCGGGGGGATCGGGCGGCGGGCCGGGGCCTGTTGCACTCTTAAATGGCGGGCAAAAAAAACCCCGGCGAGCCGGGGCAGCTGCGGCGATCTTTTGGGGTTACAGGCGGGTTACCGTGTAATGGTTATAGATCGAAACTTCGCATTCAAGTTTGTTGTTCAACTGTCGCACCGCGTTGGTGATCTCGCGCTTAGGCAATGAAAACTCGATTTCTTGCACTCGGTCGAAATACTTTTCCTCGTTGTTTAAAGCAATCTGGTGCGCTCTTTTGAAATCCATTTCTTCGGCTCGGAAACCTTCGTCAACCCAATAGTCAACTAGCCGCATGGCTTGGCCCCACTTCTTAACTTGTTTCTGCCAGCGGGGATTAATCGCGGTTAATTGATCCGCCACTTTCAAGTAATCCGCTTTTGTTAATAGATCCATTCGTTTCTCCGTTTAGTTGTTGAACTGCCAGTATAGGAGTAATCGCAGCCAAAAAAAACCCCGGATTGGTCCGGGGTCTTGTGGATCGGCTCCGGTCCTAATCGAAGCGGGCGGTTTTAGTTTCTCCGGTTTTTATGTCCCGAAGGGTTACAACACCATAAGAATAGACAAAGCATTCCAAGTGCCGTTCGTCCGCGTGAATCAATTTAACGATGGGGATTAGCGGCGGGTCTTGTTCGTCGGCGTCGTCAACGTGGGGACTTTCGAACGTGCCATCTTCTAAAACGGTTCCCGGCCATGCGTAACGATTGAATCCGCCAAATTGGTAAATGTCGTCCATTCGCTGCGCGATTTCGGAAAGGGTCGGCCGATCCCCGCGGGGATCGTCAGTATCGCAGCCGCTGCCGTTCTGGATTTCCCATTCGTCAACTGCGCGGGCAAAAAAGTCGGGGATCAATCCGCACGATTCGATATACCAATCAACATTGGACTGATCGCTTGTCGTGACTTCGGGATAGTCGGCGTTCGCCGTGGGGTTGAATTTCCATTCAAGGACAAAATTAGCGACCCGAATGTGAGCCTGTCCGGGGTTTTCTCGGTCAATTATGAAATCATATTTCATTCGTTGTTTTCTCCGTTTTGTTGTTGATCAAATTTATCCAATAAAGCGCCCATTCGGATTAATTCCTCGCGAGCGGCTGCGCGGCTGGTTAGGTTTTCGGTCCCATGTTCCACCGCAGCGCACCATATCCTCGCGCACGTTTCCCAGCTCGGGGGCGGCACTTCGATATATTTCTTCGTTTCTTTCAATTTCGTTTCTCCGTTTAGTTGTTGAGCTGACAGTATAGGACTATTCCCAGACAAAAAAAACCCCGCGCACGGCGGGGTCGTTTGGATCGGATCGGGCTAGTATTCGCTGTACATTAAGTCGGCGTCGTAATCGTCAATGTCATCGTAATAATCAGGATCGTTTCGCTGCGATAGAAAGTAGTCTTTATCCCGCAACAATTCGACCGAGATTCTACGCGCCTCCGGGTATCGTTCTTTTACACCGGGCAAAGCTCTATAGGCGCTCGACTCGGTATTAAACGACTGGTCCCCGGCGTTAAACTCGCCGCCCGTTTCATCAATTCCCATAATGATATAACTCATGTAAAAGTTTCCCCCGTTTCTTCTCCCCAGAATTCCCGAGGGGCCAGCCGCCAGCCAGCCGAGTCATACTCGGTGCCGCATTTCTCGCACTCGTTCGCCCAACTGTCCCATAACTGCAGCGGTGCTTTACAAGCGCACTCGATAATTTTTGCCTCGACAACCCGGTTTGTCTCCGGGTCGGCAATTTCTTCTTTTAAAACCTTAGCTATCATTCGTTTCTCCGTTCTGTTGTTGTACATGGTTTTGAAAACTAGTCGAAACACTTAGCAGTTCGTTTCGTTCGTCTTCGTCTATTTCCCAGCGCACCCCGGCCAATCCATTTTCGGGGGGATGAACGCTGTAAATCTCTCCGGTATCACAAAAGGCAATTAGATCGTTGTGATATTGGTTTGGATCGCCGTTGTATCCGGGTCGCGAGATCATCACAAGTTTTACACCATCGTCTAAAACAATTAACTGTTGATACCCCGCTCGATAACCTTCGAATTCGCGCCCGCCGTTTATTAGTTCCATTCGTATCTCCGTTTTGTTGAGCTGACAGTATAGGACTATTCCCAGACAAAAAAAACCCCGGCGAACCGGGGTATAAACGGAGAAGTTTTAGCACCAGGGCGGATATTGTCACGCCGCCATCGTTGCCAAATTAGTATGAACCACGAAACCAGTATGATCTTGTTTCGCCGGTCCTTTGGCTTTTAGTCCTAAGATAACCGGACCCGAATAAAGATTAACCAAATCGGAGCGGTCGCCGTCGATTACGTCACGCCCTAAAAAGGTTTTCGGAAACGGACCATTGAAGACTACCGATATCGGCACCTCGGTTTTTAAAGCTTTTTTAACTTGGTTTTGATATCTCGATACGCCGCTATAACTAAACATCAGTTTATAGTTTTCCGGAGTGCGGCCAAGTCTGTGCGCGATCTTCGTGTAATCGTACCAAATCATTTTCGGGAATTTCTGCGGCAAATCGTATTTCTCCCACGGGATATCCGAGATCGTATTAGGACGAACCACGGCCAACAACCCATCACGATCACAAACTTTCTGAAAGTTTTCCAATTCGGTTTCGAACATTGAAAGAAACAATTTTGGATCGTTATGAAACAATTCGGTTTTAGCTTGGCGCCCGGCGATCACGTTACGCATCCGACCCCGACCGGCTAATCGCAAACAACCCTCGCGGCAATCCGCGAGCAAGCTACCCGCACAGATTTTATCGTCGGGCCATAAGGATAAAGACGCAAGTCTAAAAGGTTTATCAAAAGGATTTTCGAAACTTTGGGTCTTTTTTATTTTGGTGTTTCCCAAACCAGTATCAAGCAATTTCATTTATACACTCGTGTTTATTGGTGTGGGATCTATCCTATATATAGACCCCGACCAAATCAACCCCGCAATTCGCGCAAGGCTCACTCACGTTAATTTCGTTGCATCCATTCCATCCGTTATATAACTCCGAAGTTTTCGCACAACTATCCGAACAATAAACTTCGTGATCAATTACGTCGCCCTTTGAATCTTCAATAAAAACCAAGTGCATTTAAATTTCCCCATAACCGGCAGAACGCGACCAATCGTTATCTGCATCGGCTAAAGCTTGGCGTCCTTCCCGTTGCGGTTCGCATTTGTCGCACAAAATCATTTGCCCATAAATGCCCGTCGAGCCACAAGGATATTCAACCGTTCGGTAATCCCAACCTTTCGGCACGTCGATTAAAACTCTATTGCTGCACATCATTCATGCTTCCAATAATTTCTTAGCGCATTCGCCTTATACCCGTGCCAATGGGATTGAATACGTTCGTCGGTCGAGTCTTTCAACGATAGCGAATGGTCGCCGGTTGCCGACCCTCTGAAGTCAATCGTATTCGAATCGGATACCTTTATAAGATGCAAAGGTATCCCGTTCGGCAGAATAAAATGATCCACTATCATTATTTTTTCACCTTCCAATCAACATTGCCCCAACAAAGCTCATCCATCTCATATTGAAAGTCTTCTTCCATTTGATCCTTCAAGTCCTGTAAATCCAAACCCACGCGATCGCTAGAGTCCTCATCCACTTCTTGTAAAAAATCTTCGATGTAATCCATCACGTCCATGTCATCTTCGATCACCACTTCTTGAGAAAATCCGAGAGTTCTCCAAACTTCTTCGGGATCAATATCGATAGAAGAACTTGCCTTCGCTATCACTCTTCTTTCGATCTCAACCGTCACGGTTAAAGACTTAGCAAACCGGGGGTGAAAGCAGTTATCAAACTGCTTTGTTTCCGGGTTCATATGTCGGCCAATACCATAAAGGTCATGCAAGGCTGCGGAGGGGTTTGCGATCATGCGATCCAAATCGAGAGGGGTAGCTTTGTTAGCAGCTTCCAAGCTGAGAAAGGCCGATATCGGATCGTCCTTCACAAAGGTATCGTACTCGGGGGATTCGGCTCGGGCTGCTTTAAGTAGCTCGCTGATTTTTTCTAATGACATAACGCTTCCTATTTAGTTGTTGTATGGGAGTTATCCTACACCACTAAAGAAAAGTGTCAACCGCTACCTGTACAAAATTCCATTGTTGATTTCTTCAAGAGTCATGCCCGCCTCTAAATGCTTTTTTCTAACAATGTTTTCTAAGCGGGCAAGGTTTTGCTTGCGGGCCTCGTTTAATTTTTTCTCCTTAGTAATACGAGCTAAACGCTCTCGGTGCAAGTCCTCAAGCTTCTGCTTTTTCTCCTGATGTTTCTTATAAAGAAAATACATTGTTCATGGAAGTCAAAAAAATGACTTCCAATACGTTAAAATAACTCATGGGATTTATCCTATACGGTTCATCCCTGCTCCTCAAGCACTTTAAAAAAATCCGGCAATCCGGTAGGTAAAGTAAACACAAGCTTGGGCGTAACCTTAGACATACCCTTCTCCATTAATCGCATGACTTGGTTAGCCTTGTACAAATATATCTGTGGATCATCCGGGTGCGAACGATAGATCAGAGTCCAGACGTTAGCGTTCTGGTGCCGCACGGCAAAGCTGATCTGGAAGGGACTGAGCTTGGCCTTCCATCCGGTAGTTACTTTAAGTTCGATTAAGTGGAGATTACGCTTTGCGTCACATAAAAGTAAATCGGGGATTCCTGGGGTCTGGCTGTTTTCAATCCGAGTCAGAACAACATCGGCCCCTGATTTTTCAATGTGCCACTTGAGCGTCTTCCAAAAGCTCGACTCGCTCTGGCTCGACTTCAATCACCTTCTCCCCAAGCTGACGCTTGAGTTCGTTTAGTGCTTCTTGAACTTGTTCTTTGCTCATGGAGTCAATCGATCCATGACGGACTTCACTCTTGTTCACATAGATGTTGCCTTGCGCTAACCCTCTAGCCTTTTCAGCTTGAACGGCTGCTGAGTACGCTCCATTAGCAAGGGCATCATCACGAATCTTTTGCAGATCCCGTATGTGCCGGGCGTAGGTTACTTCGTACTTCTGAGCTAACTGTTCTCGACGTTCTCTCAACGCCTTACAAACATGAGGACAGATCTTGGGATTTAGCATTTCGTAGGCTCGGGTGTTGGCACCTTTCACACTGAACCCGGCTTCGATTGCTAGATTCTGCAAAGTGTCCTGACCTTCACGGGTTGCAACCAGTTCAACGAACTTGACTTGCTTCCCGGTTAATCGGGTTGCCTCGCTAACCGGAGGTCGGCCACGAGTTTCAACCTTTTTCACTGCCTGTTTAGCCATAGGGCAGATCTTACCTCAACTAAAAACGCCTTACCATATAGTACTTTTTAGAAATAAATAAAAAATAAAAAAAAACTTTTGCTGAAAACTCCTATGTGGAAACGCGAATTAACAAAATCTGTCCCGTCGTTAAACACCTCTGGGACCACAACGGTACGGCTGAAAGCCGCGTGTTTACTGGCCAATCCCACTAGTCCCACCAGTACCGCCATTTTTGAAATTATTTTTTTAAAAAAACTAATTTACTCAGAAAGTACTATATAGATAGCGCGATTAACAAAAAAAGGGGCCGAAGCCCCTTAATTCTCACCAGTCTTGCCA